CTGATCTGATGCACCATCAAACTCATCTAGTACAACTATCTTTATTCGATTCTCTCCGTCAAGAATGGAAACAGTAGAACAGAAATCATGTACCTTAGTTCTTATTGTTTCCACTGAACTTTCATCGGATACATTTATAAAAATATATGGGTGATTCTTTATTAGAATTTTAGCCATACTAGTTTTACCTGATCCTGGTGATCCCGCTAGTAAAACATTTTGTTGAAGCCCGTTTTCAAATGATCCTTTTATCCTTTCTGGAAGGATCATATGTTTTAATTCTTTAGGTCTTAATTTTTCAGTTAATAATTCTTGTATCATTTAATATTTTTTAGTATTCTTTCCATCTCAGCATCAACAACTTTCTGAGCTATTATTTTATACTCAGCTCTTATAATAAATTTCTGCTCTTCTGTTGCAGATTTCATATTAAGGGACTTAAGATGATTCCATTTAACCATTGAAGAAGCTCTATATCTCTCGTAGCTGATTAATTGTGCTCTTTTACATTTTATAAGAATTTTAAGTATTTTATCCTCTGTAGGATTATCCATTCCTTTAAATATAGTATCATGAGGTATTTTTTTTAAAGAAATTTTAGAGGACATCTCTTCTATATAGTCTCCGAATTTTTTATAAAAATCCTCCCGATTTTCTAATGTTTTTCTCCTACTTATTTCCAGATGTCTGTTTTTTAGATATTTTATTCTATCCTGATTTTCTTTATTATATTTAATTGAATATTGTTTTACGTATCTAGGATTTTTTAATCTCCATTCTTTAGATTTCTTTTTTGTACACACAACACACTTATGTGCCTCTTCCTTATAAATATAAAAATCAGTCTCTCCGTGAATCCAACATACACCCTTTAAAAATTTTACTACTCTAACTTCCATATATTAAAATTTAGATCATTTACATAATCCCGTCATATCATCTGCTTGATCCTTATCGTGCCTAATCTCTACAAATCTAGGTAAAAATAATGACCAGTTGTTGTTCTTGTCATTGATTATCACATTATATAAAACTGAGCACACTTTGTTTATATGTGAATCTGGATCTTTGCTTAATTCTTGTAAATCCAAATCTGTAAATCCTGAACCGACTTTTACCTTAAGGGTTCCTGATGAATCTTCACAAAAGAACCCACCAATGAATCCTTCTCTCTTTCCTTCACCTGGATACCAACCGGTGATTACAAGATCGCATTCATTTACTTCTTTTAATTTAATCCAATTTTTAGATCTTTTACATTCATATACATGCTCCGGATTTTTAAGAATAACTCCTTCCCCTCCATTATCTACGATCTTCTTATAGTAAGCGTAGATGTCTTCTTTTTCAGTAGTCAAGAAAGAATCTGCAAGGGTCAATGAAGTCGTCTTATGTGTACTAAAAACACCCTCTAATGTAGATCTTCTAATGTTGAACGGAATGATTCCTTTCCCAGTCTTAAGAGTATCAGCATCTTCTAAATCAAATACATTATAGATTAGTTCGTCTCCTATAGAATTCATAGGCTTACCCTTTAACATTTGTGTTACTTTTCCTGAGACGCTCTTTCTATTTAGATCTGTTAGTTCTCCGTCAAAGAACCAATCCCCAGGTAATCCTGAATTTTTAATTAGTGTCAGACATTCATTTCCTATCTTCTCTAAATATTGGTTCGATATTTCGTTAAATGCTCTTGTGTAGAATTTAACTTCGTTTCCTGAAACAAAAGCAATCACACGTACACCGTCATATTTTTCTTCGCAGATAATATGACTCCATTTTTTTATTTCGTCTTCGTCATCTTGAGCTAACATCAAACTAGGATCCTGAATAACTTCTTTACCAAAAGCTTTATTGATAAGCTTAGCACCTATACCAATGTTTAGTCTTTTAGTTATTACCTTGCACAGTATTTTTCTTTCATCTAGTGAGAGAGGAAAGCAATTTACTAATTCAAAAGCTTCTTCCCTAAACTTATCATTTGCTGCTGGTGCTATAAAAAGCCTTCCTGTTAGATCCTTAAATCTTTCGAATATATCTTCGTCGCCAGATACTAGATACGGATTTTCTTCTAAAACCTCTAACTTGTGTAATTTGGTAGTTAAAAATGGGTCTAATGCGACCTTGAGTAGATATTCTAGTTCTTTAGAATAGTTATCTTTAATTAAATCTTGCTTGATCTTTTGCGATCCATTTCCAGTCGAAGATTCAATTTCTAGTAAAATTTTAAGCTCTTTTTGCATTCGATGTATTTTAAACAAATGTAGAAATACCTACTAAATAATAAAAATGATTTCTATTATTATACTCGTTATAAAATACTAAGTTTCTTAAAGAGTGACTTATCCTGTTGCTCCAGCTTCTGCTTCACCCCCTGTTGATCCAGCTTCACCCCCTGTTGCTCCAGCTTCACCACCTGTTGCCCCTGTTGCAGCTCCTTTTCCTTCTTCTTCAGCTTTTCTAATATATGATTTATTCATCTTAATATCATCATTAGATAAATCTAGCCATCTTTCTATTAAATAATCCTGATTGAAGTATTGGACTTCTTCTTCGTTTATTGTTTCTTTTACTTCACCTAAAGCAGTGACAAAATCTATTTTTTTAATAAGTTGTTCAATCTCTCTAGATTCTCCAAACATATTATCACTTTCGAACTTAACCCCTATTTGACTTCTAAATTCTGCATCGTCTTTAAGATGCGGAAATTCCAAACACATTTGAATCCATAATGGCTTGACCATAATCTCTTGGAAGATAGATCTTAGTCTTGTTATAAACTTAGCAAATCTAACCTCATCTCTTTCTGCTCCATCTGCAGCAGTTTTAAATGTGTTACTACTACCCACACCAAATCTTGATGAGAATCTATTGTATGGTATTTTCGAATCCTGTCTTAATTTATTATAGAAATAAACAACTGAATCCATAACGTTTAAGTTTGGCCCCTGTCCATTTATGGTCTCTACCTTTACTGATTCTCCTCCTTGTTGTGGAAATAAATAATTTTTGTAGAATTGTAAATCAGGTCTACCGTTTATAGATAATTCCCCAGATGTTGTATCTAATTTAATATCTTCTTTATAAACAGACATAAGTTCTCCTAAAGTCTCTTTGGCTTTTTGTGGTGCTCTACTTCCTATAGGAACTGTCATTTTAATTCTATACTGTGCATTCATTACATTCCAAATAATTCTTGAATGCTCCATGATCTTAAGTAAATTGTAAGATCTTATTAATCTTTCAGTATAAGATATTCTTGAAACTGAATTAGCTTTAGAATAAGAGATGTAAATCACCTGTGCATCTAGCAATCTTCTTTGTCTAGTTGTTTCTCCGTAGTACTGCCACCATATAGTTTCTCTTGTACCGTCAGCTTTTTTCTCCACTGCTGGTGTAAGACTCACAGCATCTAATTCTTTAAATCCTACGATTTCTTTACCGTCACTAGAATAGATGATTTCAAATGCTAAAAATCCTTCAACAATTAATTGTCTAAAATATTGCCATCCTGTTATCCCGTTGCAGAAATTATGTAGCACGTAAAGTTTTCTGAAATTACTTCTTAAGGATTTTAGTACATCATCCTTTAATTCCATATTAATGGTTGCAGGATGACAGAAAAAGTTCTTCTCATCGTATACTATACCTTCGTCACAAATAGTGTCTAAGATGTATTCTATTTCAGCATTTAATGCAAAAGTTCTAAGGAAATCTCTTTTGAATGGATAATCCTTATCAAAATATGCAATATACTTTTTATTGGTAGTATCTTGTGCAGCTATACTATAAATGAAATCTTCATCATCTCCAGAGAATCCAAATCTTTCTCTCATGCTAGCTTCAGAAATACCGATTGCCATGGAATCTTCAATTACCATGTCCTTATATTCCATACCAAAAGATCCTAAACCACTAATTGATTTTAATATCCTTGAGATATTAGGATTAAACTTTCCAATATTATCTAGAAATCCTGCCATATTTTTTCTTATAGTGTAAATTCATCGCCACCTTCAGCTGGAGCTTCGCCTTCAGCTCCACCAGTTGCTCCTTCAGCTCCAGTTGCTCCTTCAGCTTCTTTTTTCTTTTCTGCAGCTTCTACTTTAGCTTTTTTATTATCCGCAATATCTTGATTATTCATCCCTAAAAATCTATCAACTAAGAAATCCATACTGAAGTATTTCTTACCTTCTGAATTTAATAGGCCAGATATTTTTATAACTTGATCTTTTCTTGCAACCATTACCTCCATATCCTTAGCTTCTCTAAACATGTTCTCTTTAACATAGTCCAGACCGAATTCAGATTTTAGAATATAATCAGTTTTAAGATTAGGAAAATCTAAACAGAATTGAACCCATAAAGGTTTCATTAAGATCTCTTGATATATTGATCTTAGTCTATTTATAAATTTACCAAATCTAATTTCTTCTTGATCTAATCCTTCTGCAGTAAATGTAATTGTACCCTCTGATCCAGATTCTTCTCTACCAAATCTTGTAGCAGGAATCTTCGAATCCATTCTTAATTTATTTGCAAAATATTTTAATACTGTGGTATCTGAGAATGCAGTAGCATCACCTGCTCCAGCTAAAGGCTGGATATCAGGAGTTCCGTTTGGAGACGAAGGCATTAAATAATTCTTAAAGAATTGTATTTTAGGTCTGCCATCAACCGATAATTCTCCACTATCGCTATTTAATCTAATATCTTCTTTATATATTGACATTAATTCTCCTAGTGTTTGTTTAGCTTTCTGCGGAGATTTTGTCCCAATTGGAACTGTCATTGCCATACGATATGATGAATTCATTACGTTCCAGATGATTCTAGTGTGTTCCATAATTCTAAGAAGATTAAAAGATCTAATTAATCTTTCAGAATAACTCACCCTACCTGCGGTACCACCACCTTTAGCATAACTTATATAAATTATCTGTGAATCGTAAAGCTTTCTTGTTAAAGATGGATTGTCTGGATACTGAATCCATATATCTACGAAAGATCCGTCTGGCTGTGCTTCAACTGTCGGTACAAGAGATGCAGGATCTAATTCTTTAAAACCTACAATGTTTTTACCTTTCTTATCAAATACTATTTCAAAAGATAATATACCATCAGATAGAAATTTTCTGAATAAGTGCCAAGCTAGGATGTCTTGATTAAATCCGAAAAGATTATAAATTTCCTTATATCTTTTCTGTACTTTTTCGTATGTCTCCTCTTCAACGTCGTCGTGTTGCATAAAGGAGAAATAAGCCCAAAAATTTCTTTCGTCATATACTATAGCTTCGTCACAAATAGTATCTAAAATAAATTCAATCTCTGGATTTTGAGCAAATCCTTGTAAGTAGTGTCTTTTATTCTTGTAATCTTTATCAAAATAAGCTATATACTGCTTAGTTGTTGTATCTGCTCTTCTTAAACCAAATAAGAAAGCCTCATCTTTAATACCTCCTTTTTTGAGAAACTGTGCTTCACTTACACCTACTGCTTGTGAATTCTTAATCACTAGATCCTCGTAAGACATACCAAAGCTGCCCACTTTTTTAACGCTATCTACAATAGCACTAAAGAATGTTTTTTTATCGTCTGTAAATCCAGCC